GTAATGGTAGTGTATCAGCTGCAGGTATGTTGATTGGGGCAAATGCAAACAGTGGTTCTAACTTACAATCATACGTGCAGTTTCAAGCTGATAAGTTTGCAATTTGGAGTGGATCTACAAATGTTGCACCCTTTATTGTAAGTAGCGGCACTGTATTTATAGATAGTGCACGTATTCAAGACGGAGCTATAACAAATGCACGTATTGCTAACGCAACTATCCAAAGTTCTAAGATAGCGAACGCAGCTATCACAACGGCTAAGATAGCGGACGCAAATATTACAACGGCTAAAATTGGGAACGCTCAAATCACAACTGCTCTCATAGCGGACGCTCAAATAACAGATGCTAAAATTACTGGCACATTAGATTCAAATAAGATAAATGTAGATACCTTAAACGTAAAACATTTTGCGGATGTTAGCGCTGATATTATTAATCAAACAGGGGGTACAGTACCTTTAGCTGTTTATAACAGCGCGAACCAGTTTGACGGCAGTTACCCTGGAGATCAAATAAATACCACCGAAACTACTTTTTTACCTATTACAGTAAACAATGTAAGAAACGGAGCAACATTCCAAGTTTTATACAGTGCTGTATTAGGAGATGTAAGAAACGGTACAATTCAATATAGTTTTAATGGGTCTACTTGGGTTTCTTTATCACCTACAGTAAATGCAGATGCTGGTACTTATAGAACGTACGCATTTATGTGGCAAGGCACACTTACAGGCATGTCTAGCTCACAAGAAACAGTTTACTGGCGTATTAATTGGAGCGTAACAGGTGGACAACACAATAGTACGTATCAAAGTATGTACGTGTATATAGATAATACAACTTAATTATGAAGAATTATTCAATTTACAATACCTCTACGGGCATTATTCATACACAGGGACAGACTTCTGCTGCTAGTGTAGACGATATATTATTAAATTCAGGGGACAGTATTATTGAAGGGGAGTTTGATAGAGCAACACAAAAGATTGTTGACGGAGCTGCAGTAAGTTACACACCTGACTTTTGGCCTAAAGTTAGGAGAGATAGAGACTTTTTATTAGCAGAATGTGATTGGACTCAAAGTCCTGATAGCCCGTTAACAACAGAAAAAAAGACAGAATGGGCTACATACAGACAAGCTTTACGGGATGTACCTGCTACTAATTCATCAGTAACGGATATTGATAGCGTGGTATTCCCAACTAAACCACAATAAGGTAATATAAACATATGCATTGCGGAGGAATAAACATGCCATACAACTACGGTAAAAAGAAGTCTATGACTAAAAAACCTAAGGCTATGAAAATGTCTTATGGTAAGAAAAAGACTAAAAAGAAAAAGAAGTAGGTAACTATGAATAAGCTAGGAGTGCTTTGCGCACAAAAGGAAGTGTTGCACGGAGAACGTGCTAAAATAAGTTTAGATTTAGAAGTGCTATTGAACAACCCAACTAGCATACCTGAACACATAGAATATAGTGTTGAGTTAGATAAACTAGTTGGACAATTAGCAGAAGTAAACGATAAAATAAAAATCATTGATTTTTTAATATCAACAACAGAGAACACAAATGCCTAGACAAAAATCAGAGCCGAAAACCATCAAATTAAATGATGAAAAGATGACTGAAGTAAAAATTATTCATTCACCTGCAAATAGTGCAAACGATAAGCCTAAAGAACCTAAACCAATCCCTGATCAATATAATGATTTAGTTAATATTGAAGGTTTACCAAAGTATGCATTTGGAGACGATGACGAAGAAACCAAACAAATGAGAGGGGATTACTAATATGGCTACAAAACAAGAGATGGCTACTAGAGCTCGTAAAAAGAAAAGAAAGACGAGCAAAATGAGTTTTCCTGATTTGAATAAAGATGGAAAAATAACCAAAGCTGATATCTTAATGGGTAGAGGCGTTATCAAGAAAAAATCTAAGAAGAAAAATGGCAAGAGCTAGAAAAAGACCTTCAATGAAGGTAAAAAAGAAGGCACTTACAAAAAGACAAGAGAATGCTATGAAACGGCATTCAAAACACCACACTACAAAACATATGGCTTTTATGAAAAGACGTATGCTTATGGGAGATACTTTTAGAACTGCGCACAAAAAAGCGCAGCAAAAAGTTGGTAAGTAGGAATGCCTCGTAACTATCGTAAAGAATACGATAATTATCACTCTAAATCCACACAAAAGAAGCGTAGAGCTGGGCGTAATAAGTCTAGACGTATTATGGTGCGTTTGGGTAAAGCAAAGAAAGGTGATGGTAAAGACGTAGCACACAAGGATAACAACCCCTTAAATGCGAAAGTAAAGAACATTCGCATGGAATCAAAGAAATCCAATAGATCCTTTAAACGTACAAAAACTGCGCGAAGAAGGAGAAAATGACCGTAATTTCGTGTACTATTATAGGAGCCGCACTAATTATGGCTGGAGTTTTTTATATGGAATATATTTACAAGTTTCTTACTAAAGTAAAAGAAAGCTATTCAAGCCTCATTAAATGGGGTCAACAAAGGTATAAACCGGAACCTCCTAAAAAGAGAGGACGTCCAAGGAAGAAGAAATAATGCCAAGGAAAAAACCAACAAAAAAGAAAACCACTAAAAGAAAAGGTGCAACTCCAACTAACCCAAGCTTGTATGCAAGGGTAAAGGCTGAAGCTAAACGTAAGTTTAAGGTATATCCTTCAGCATATGCTAACGGTTGGTTAGTTCGTACTTATAAAAAACGTGGTGGTGGATATAGGTAATGGCTAAACCTACAGGCGGTTTGACTGCATGGTTTGGTAAAGGCCCTAAAGGTGATTGGGTTGATATCGGTGCACCAAAGAAAAAGGGCAAGTATCAAGCTTGTGGTAGAAAGTCCGCTAAAGGTAAAAGCAAACGTAAGTATCCAAAGTGTGTGCCACGGTCAAAAGCTCGTACAATGACTGCAGCACAAAAGCGCAGCGCGGTAAAACGTAAGCGTGCAGCTGGTAACCCAGGTGGTAAACCAAGAAATGTAAAAACTATTGTAAGAAAAAGGAGAACAAATGCCCGCAAGAAGAAAAAGTAAAATGCCAGCAAGAAACAAGAAGAACTTTCGTTCTACGAAGTCTGGTGCGGGTATGACAAAAGCAGGAGTAAAGGCGTATCGTCGACTCAATCCTGGTTCAAAACTCAAAACAGCTGTTACTGGTAAAGTAAAAAAAGGTAGTAAAGCAGCGAAAAGAAGGAAGTCTTTTTGTGCAAGATCTGCTGGTCAAATGAAAAAGTTCCCAAAAGCAGCGAAAAATCCAAATTCAAGGCTAAGACAGGCGCGAAGACGCTGGAAGTGCTAATTTTTGGCACTTTTTGAAAAAACGGCTTCACCTAATCGCGCTGGTGAACGTTTCTCATACCACCTAATGTTCTAGGTATCAAAACCCCTATATTGCAGTAGAGGGCTTCTCCGTGCGTTGTGTGCGGTTTCCAGTTTTTAGCTGTCTAATAGCGTACTTTTCGTTGGCATTTCTTAGATTTATGAGTTTTTTCTCTATATCAGAGTATTTTCCCCATTGTCTAATCTCAAGTGCAGTTCTCCCGCACCCTTTACAACGATCGTCACCCCATTGTGTAACCGTACAAACACCAATGCATGGACTGTCGGCCATACTTGTGCACTTCCCTAAAGTTTTAGAAAGGTGTGTAAAATGTAATACGTCGTCACTCATCTTCTTTTATTGAATTAATAAGCCTATTTAAATACCATTGCGCTTTGAGTAAGTCTTGTTTCTTGTTTTTGTTTTCCCACCGCCAAAGGTATTTCATAATATTTCCCTTACAGTAGTTGCAAAAACCTTCATTCGTCATACTCGCCTCAATAGCATCAATACACTCAATACCACCTTGGTTATAATGTATTGGCTTATTTACAGGGTCAAATTCCATATTTCCTCCTTTATTGTAAACATATGTTGATTATTTTGTCTATAAATTGATCAGTTGTGCAGGCACACTTGTTAAATTCATCTAAAGTAAAAAACTCCCTTTGGAACTCCTGACTTACAATACAACCCTCCGGAGACCCTAAAATGTAATACACAGGCATGTTGTAGTCATACTGACGTTGCAGCCAGGCACGCTGTTGTGCAGAAAGGTCAACTTTAATTTTAGACGTTCCTCGTTTAGGGAGCTTTTGTATGTATTTGTATTCAAAGAAAGCAAATCCTTTTGGACCTGAGTAGAAAGTGTCAGGCACACCTCCGTGATACGGATCGTTGATTTTCCACTTATAGATTTCTTTAGGTAACTTCTTGTGGATTTTGTTGATGAATTCCTTTTCTCTCATTATGTAATACTTTTAATTCAGGCCAAGTGTAGAACTCTTGAGTTACATGATCCCAGTATTGACCTTTGGGACACGTACAATTTATCTGTGGTTCTTTACAGCCTGGACATTCCGTGTACATATACATAATGAAAATTATACATGATGCGTACATGGTGCGACAGTATAAGTCGCACCTTGTATGCAAAATTAACTACTTAGAAACGCTTTCGAAAACTTTCTTAGCGCTTTCGTAGTCGACGTCAGTAACCCAACCAACGTTCTCTACAGCAATGTTGTAGAACTTTTGGGCAGCTCTGTTTTGGGTTTGTGCAGAAGACATTTTCCAAAGAGATGAAAAACGATCTCCACCTAGGCGAGCAATTTGAGTATTCCATTCTCTTGAGACTCTTAACTTCGATGAAGCGCAGTCAAAGATAAATGGCGTATCAAGTACACCCGTTTTCGCATCTTTCTTAATTAAAAGATGAGATTGAGTCTGAGTAATATCATAATCCTCAGGGTTCTCTTTTTGGGCTACGAGACTATCGATGGCGTCTTTTTCAGTAGGATATATACCTGCTAAGCCTCCACCTTTCTCGCGTTTTTTCCAAGCGACAAACTCTTCAGTGAACTTTACGTTCATAACGTAGATCTCTCTTCCGTAGTTTTCTCTTGTGATGGTGTTGATAAAATCACCTGGCTTACTACCTTCAATATACTCACTGTGGTTTTCATCCACCTCATTGCTGAGTTGTTGAAGTTGTTTAACCCTAGGGGTTTGAAGATGGTCTGCAGTAACGTTTTCGTTACCTAAACCACCACCAGCCTCTACGTGTGCAGGGACTTTATCACTTACTAATGCAATATCACTCATAGTACGTACTCCTTTTTTCGTTGATATTGGTTAATTACTTTGACCTGAAGTTAACTCGGGTCAATTCCGTTGATGTTACACCTGGCAAATCCATGCCAAGTTGTAACAGTTCTCTATAAGCAGTAGCTGACATACGTTTTTGCAGCAGCTCGAACTGTTTTGTATCGAGTATATGCTGGTAAACTTTATCCCAGTCTTCTACCGTAGGAACAATCTCTTCCTTAATAGAAAGAGTACACGCATCATTTCCTACTCGATCAATCCCTTGACCTTTTAGTGTAGTTGCGATTTGTGTTTCTAATTCTAGTTTTTTAGATTTAAGAATCTTTTCTTGTTCTAATAAACTAGCTAATTCTTTTCGCGTTTCCGCGAGATCATTCAACATGTCATCCATGTTTCGTATTTCGTCGTTCAATGTATCGTCTCCGTACCACGAGGTTGTGCAAGGTACACCCCGTCTGTTAACATCACCGCTTCCTTGCCGGCTTGTAAAATTAGTTCTTGTAACTCGGTTGGTTCTTTATCTTCACGAGCTACGATTAGTTCTGACATTGCAAATACCAAAGCAGCTGCAATAGAATCGAGTGGTCGTTTCTTAAGTTGCTCCACTGTTTCTGTTATATCAAGATCAAGTTGTTCGAGTGTTTTCATTGGCATTTTGTAGTCCTGTTAGAATATGGAGTAAATTCTCCATCTTCCCTAGTTTACCATTTAATTTTGCATACACATCTTCTTCCCAGGTTTTATGTGCTGCAATCAATATGGTTTCTGTTTTTTCTGTTTGGCTGGCTCTGTGTATACGCCTGTTAAACTGTTGAAAGTGCTCAGCATTGTATGTTGGTGAACACCAGATAGCTGTGGTAGCTTTTGTAAGTGTAAGTCCATGACCTGCAGATTGTGGATGACAAAACAACACACGTATTTGACCGGCCTGGAATCGTGCAACAATATCTTTACGTTTTTCTGCTGGGACACTACCATCAATAACTTCATACGAGAGCTTTTCTTTTTCAGCTTGCTCTATAAGTGCATCTCTTTCGTGTTTCCAATTGAATGCAACAATGCAATGCTTGCGTTCTTTGATAAGATCAATAACTAGATTGTAGCGTTCTTGATGAAAATATTGTGTTTGTCCTTCATCATCGTAAACTCCACCTGAGATAAGTTGTAGTAACTTTTTAACCCGGGCCCCTGCGTGTACAGCATTAATCGTACCTGCTTTGGTGTACAAGACACTTTCTTCAGCAAAGGTTTTGTACATTTGTTGGATCTCAGGAGAAAGATGTGTACGTACAGTACGAACGATATTAGGTGGTAAATCTACGCAATCTTCTAGTTTGTAGCGAATAGTAATGTCGCTGAGTTTTTCTGCAACGGCTTCTTCAATGCCTGGTTTGTCTATCCATTCATTGGCAAAGCCGTTGAATTTTGGTGTACATACTTGATTACGATAAGCAAAAAAGCGTTGACCCAGATGCTCACCATCATCAACAAGTAATACAGGGTGCCAGAGATCTAGAATAGAATTACTATTAGGAGTACCAGACATGGCAATCCTATAAGTAAAGTGTGAGATAAAAGATTTGAGATTCTTAGAGCGTTTGGCTTCTCTATTTTTAAACGCTGTGAATTCATCAATAACGATAATATCGAATCCTGCAAGGTAGTTTGTATTTCTATGTAGAAAATTGACAGCCTCGAAGTTAGTAATAACCATTTCGTACGCAGGGTCGGCAAATATTTTTTTACGATTTTTAGCATAAGCTACTCCATATTTAATATTAGGTTGAAATTTCTTTATGTCCTCAACCCAAGCTGCCTCAAGGATAGATAACGGCGCAAGTACAAGTACTCGTCCTGGAAGATTTGTAACAGCGTCGAGGACTGCTCTAGTCTTGCCAGTGCCGGGATCTGATGTAATAAGACAACGGGGGTGTGAAAGAATAAAGTTGGTAGTTTCTGTTTGATGCTCGTAAGCAGGGATGTTTTCCATGTATCGTTCCTCATTGTTATTCGTTCGTTGTTAAACGGTTATTATACTTATTTCATACCCCATTCGCAAATCGGATGTTCTCCGTTTTTGAATGAACACCATCGACAGTTTTGTTTCGATGGATTGGGTGGAAACTTAGTTGCAGTAGTCATTGCTATTGCGCGTTCATGAAGGGTTGGCATAAATACCATAGCTTCATCTCTTGTGTAAGTTTGTTCCATAGTTGTTCCATGGTCCAGATACCAGATTTCTGTATTAGCACTTTCTAATTCAGGGTATCTCATAAAACTTCCTATTGCATAAGTTAAAGCTTGCTGTGAGTGGCTTATCTCATTACCAAATTGTTTGCCTGTTTTATAGTCAATAACTCGCGCTGATGTTTCTGTTTCATGTACGATTGCATCTAATTTAACACGTCCCCAAACATCAGGAGCCATCCAACCACACGCTTTCCAGTCAATAGTGAACCCCCATTCCCCTTCAAGTTCTACTTTTGCATCTGCAAAAAGGGTTTTGAGTTCTTCAAATTGTGATTCAAATTTTTTAAGAGTGTCTGGAAATTCAGCAAGTTCTCCTTTTACATAGTCTTCAGCTTGCTGATGTATCTCTGTACCACGTGCAGCTGCAGGTCCAAAATCTTCTTGTACCTTTTTAACTTTAGCTATATAAGAGCGGTAAGAACAGGCTTCGTAGGTTTTTAAAGCGGAGTGCGACCATGCGGGGATAAGTCCCATTTCCGTGGGTTTGTCCAGTTCTGTTACATTGATTAGATCTGGACGCTTGTTTTGTACAAGCTCGGTCATTAGTTTAGATAGCCTTAGCTAACTCCTTTTACTAGTTGCTTATCTCGTTCATCAAAGTGTTCTTTAATTAACGAGTTCTGAACATTATTATCTAATTTCCATGTTAATACAACCCCTCGTGGTATAGATGCATCTCTGTCTTTTGTTACACGCTTACGAGCTGTCTTAATGTTTAGTCGCGACATAGCCTTAGTAAAGTCACGAGTTGACAGTTTATTACGGCTGTCAGTTAACACATCGTAAAGTAATTTGAATTGACTCATGGGTATAACCATTTCTTCACCTACAGTAGCAACCCAGTGTTTAATGTAACGTTGTGCTGTACTTATGCCACCAGCGTCAAAGGTGTTTGTAAGCGGTATATCTAATATCTCAGTAAAGTATTCTAAGTTGCGTTGACGTACTGCTGCAGCAAACTCTTCAAGTACTGACATAGATACATTTTTCATTTGTATCTTAGCTTCGTTTTCTAATGCTGTATGTGCCATACGATTATCAACTTTAAACTTAGTTAATACTCCTGCAAGCATATAAAGTTCTGCTTCTAGTTTGTCCATATCATTTAAAAGTTCTGGATATGTTTTTTCTAGTTTTACTTCTTGCCTGGGGCCTACGTTGTAACGACGATCTCCCTCTTCAATTTTGACTGCGTCAGCTCTGTTAGTAAGAAATAAAAAGTTACAGAAACTTGGTAGCTCAATTTGATTTGTACGCATTGCGCGAATAGTAAGATTAGGTTCTGTTATTTGGTGTTTTAACTTATCTGCCATCTTACCAATACTACCTGCATCTCCCATACGAAACTCATCTACAACTAAGAAGAGCGCTGTGCGCATGTATAAGTTGAATTGTTCTTCTATGTTTTCTAATGCTCGCATAGGTACTTGTTGTTCACCAAAGAGTGGCTTAAGTACTTTATGAATTAACAAACCTTTACCGGTACCAGGAACTCCTGTAAAGATCCATGCTGTCATTGTTTTCTTTTTGTGCTGGTAAATGTATGCAAGCCAATTAATGAAATGCTCAAATTCTGTTTTACCCCCACCAAGAACATGAGACAGTAACTTAGCAAATAGTGGTGTTGCTACATGGAGTTTGTTAGCTGTCCCATATTCTAGTTCGGGTGCAGACGAGTCTTCTTTTAACATATAGGATGTTTTCCTATACATGTTTACATAATATGGAGCTTCGTCTAATTGAATACCTTGATTAACAGCCGGGTCAAAAACAACCCTAGCATCAGGAATGTAATCGAGGGGAGGACGATTATGAGACCGCATAAAATCATCAACCGATTGTTTATTTGTCGGAGTAAGCGGGTAGTCATCTGTGAATTGTTCAATTGTTTCATCATAGATTCCGTTGTAATAAGTGTCAGTGTAAAAGTCACGTAATGCGACTGGTTTTAACTTTTTATCTTGATCTATTTTATCTGCAAATATTTCAAAGATATTTTTATAAAAGTCTGGATCTGCTTTTTGTATTTCCCAAATAGGTTCACCTTTGAAGTTATACATGTAATGTGGGTCTGTTAATAAAAAATAATATCCACCACTGTCACCCCCATTTACATTACAGTTAACATAAGGTTCAGCTACTCTACTTACTTCGATAGTCATCTTATCAGGGTTTTGTAATACCTCTTGGGCTTCTCCTGCTATATTGACGGTTGTTGTTTTAGTAGCTTTCTTTGGTAAGTTTGATTTTTTTCTTAAGTTGTCTTTTATTTGCACGCCTAAGTTGTGAACACGTTCGGGGTTAACTGAAAACAATAATGCTGAAAGATCTAAGGTAGACGAACCACGGTCGACTTTAACAAATCTAGGACCTGTAATTGGATCTTTTACATCACCTACAAAAGTTGGCGGTGCAATATAAATAATTTTTGAGTTGTCAGCCACACCCGGGTCAAGTTTGTAAGACAAGCTTTGACCATTTGCAGATAAAGTTAAACGTTCTGCTAAAAATTCAGTTTCATAATTCAATAGTTTAAGTGTTTCTTTAAGAACTTTTGGATGTATAGAATTTTCTAGAATAAAAAAGATATGTAAAGATACAGAATCTTTTTTGTACCCTAAAGAGGCGCTGGCTTGAGCAATGTACGTTACATCATGAAACTCCTGGGGCATCTGTTGTATAAGTTGCTCAGCTAAGTTTTCTAAATCTTGAGTATTTAAGTCAGGTTTTTTAGGTAAAGGTACTTGTATG